TTCGGTCGGCGGTGCCTGCTCCACGCACCTAGCCGGCAGCAGAAACACGCCTTCTTCCAGCGGGCTTTCGTCGGCCAGCGTGTCGCCCAGGTACAGGCCGCTGCTGTCGGTCTGATAGACTTTCTTCGTGTTCATCGTTTAAACGCCTCAGAACTTGATGCACGCCAGCAGCGCGACGTTACGCGGACGCGCCTCGGTGCCGCCGCTGCTATTGATGCTGATGTTGGTGTAGCTGGTGCCGGTGGTTTGGCTGGATGGAGTGACAGACACAACCACACTGCTTGGGCCAGGGTTCGGGGTATCACTGTTACTCACTGGGAACACATTGATGTAGGAGTGCGCGTGGCCAGGGTCGTAAACGGAGTGCGTGTGCGATGCGTTCTGCCCCGTCTGCGCGCTGCCAAGTGCGCGCCCGGTGTCAACGCCGCGCCCATCATCCAGTCCACGCAGGAATTCGCCGCGCAAATCGGGGATATTGAACGTGTTGAATCCGTCGCCCGCGCCGTAGGTGGTGCCGATAGCGGCGAACAGGGCAGCGTAGGCGGTGCGACTGATTGCGGCGCCGTTCGCCTTCAGCCAGCCGGTTGGCGCTGCGCTGCGCGCGAAATAGGCGACTTCGGCCACAGGTGCAAGCTGGTTGGCTTCGGCCTTGCTGAACACGTCCAGGTTCGTCCGTGCTGCGGCCTTGTCCGGCACGTCCGCCAGGTTCTGCGCCTGCACCAGCGGGAACGGAACGCTGCCTGCCGGAAGGTTCTGCACAATCTCGATTTTCGCGCTGCCAGTGAACGACACGCCCACAAGGTTGGCGTGCGTCGCATCGGTCGGCACCCATTGGTCGGCGCGCAGCTTCACCCCTTCGATGAAGGCCACCGAACCCACGGTGGTGCAGACGGCCAGCGTGACGACAGTCTGCCCAGCCGTCAGCGTCTGCGTCTCCTGGATGATGTCCACCACCACGTTCGCGTCGGCAGGGTCGGCCCATTCCGTATCGCCGTCAGCGTTCGTCTTCTTGCGCAGAACCTGGTGCGTCAGGCCGCCAGGCAGCAGCGCGCCTGCGGTGACGTTGTTGGTGATCCAGGACTGCGTGGCCACCGCCACGCTCGGGTCAACCTGCAGCGTGACAATGGCGGCGTTCGACACCATGAACTGCAGCCGCACCACGGTGTCCGCAAACGCGCCTTCGGTGCTCGCCGGTTTGTAGGTGTCCGGCAGGTTGCCGACAGCGTACAGGCCGCCAGCGTCATCGAAGATACCGACTTCGCGCAGCACGAAGCCGCCGACAGTCGCCGGGATCACCAGTTCAGCGGTGAACAGCGTAGGCGTCACCGGGTCCTGAAAAACGCGGTTCACGCTGGCGCGGAACATTTCGCGCGCCAGGATCGTCTGCGCTTCGTTCGGCGTCACCGGGTTGCCGTTGCCGTCGCCCACCGCCATCTGCGTCAGGTTGATGGGAACGCCGCTGGCTTCGGCTGCGGCCATTTGCTGCAGGCCGTAGGTGGTGTGAATTGTTTTGAAGGTTGGCATGTGCGTCAGTTCAGCCTTAGTAGCTCGGATACCATTTGCCGGTGCCGTTGTCGTACGTGAACCTGATTGCGCGATTCACCACGGCAGTCGATGCTAATGCGATGTTCCCCGTTGTGTCGGTGGTGAACGCGGCAGTTGGAATAATCGTGATTGATCCACCGCCGACACCGCCGCTGACTTGAAACGCCGAAGGCACGGTGATGTTCTTGATAAGGCCCGCCCCTACGAAACTGATAGAAGTCGTTGGCGCGATGGCGTTGCTGGTAATCGCCAGCGTCGGAGCAGCGGACCCGGTGGCACTTACTCCACTCAAGCGCACGTCGTTGAAAAATTCCGTTTTCGTCGCGGAGAACCGCACGCGCTCGGTCAGCGCGCCATTGTCCGCTTTCAAGTACATGCGCAATTCGCCGCCGCGCTTGGTGGCAGTGCCGCCGGCCAGCACAGTCTGAAGGATGGCGATCCGCTTTTCATCGGTCTGGTAATTGCCGATGGTCAGGATTTCGCCAATGATTGTCTGGTCAGCATCGGTCGATCCGCTCGACAATTCGAGAACACCGCGCCCGCTAACCTTGCCGGAAATCGTGAAAACTGTGTGCGCAGATGCGTAGTTTGCACGGTTCGCAGAACCAACGGCACCACTGCCGCCACTGTGCAAAATGTTGCCGTCATTCTGGACTGCGAACCGCTCCAGGAAATCTGACTCAGTGAAGCCGTCACGGCGCGTCAGGATGCTGACACGTGCGCCCAGTTGTGTGGCTGAAACGCCTTCAGAAATAACGCGAAGCGCGCCGCACTCCTGCGATCCTTGTGCATTGGAAAGGCGGTAACCTTCGAAGGACGCAATTGAGCGCCCGACTGGGCCGCCAGCCTCGGTATTGTCGCGCGTGGTCATGCCGATAAACAGCGGCGCGGTTTTCGCAAGCACTCCAACCACGCGCGTTGTCGTGCCATCATCGCCAGCGTGGACGTTCGGGGTTGTCGTCCCTACGCCAAGGCTGCCGCCAGGCGACATAGACAACAGACCATAGAGCGCATTGAACGTCCCTGCGCCGGTATTCGGTGTGCCGCCAAGGCTGATGACGGTGCCAGGTGCGGTGACTGTGATGCCAGCATCAATCGACAGCTTCGCGCCGTCCTCGAACCACAGCGTTACGTCAGAATCGAACGTTACGTTTGCGCTGACACGGTACGTTTGCCCCGCAGCGAAACGGACTTCACCGCCATTCGCATGGCCAGTTGCGTCTGCGTTCGCGGCAATCAAAGCCGCGCTGTCGTCCGTCGTGCCGTCGCCCTTTGCGCCAAACCGGCCCACGCACGGCGCACCCTGCGATGCCTTCAGCTGTTCAGTACGATTCAGCAGCGCCTGCGCCTGCACGTTCATTTCTTTTCCGGCACCGCCCAGCAGTGGCGTGCTGGTTTCCCACTGGGGCACCGTGTCCCACCCAGGCGTGGCGGTCAGGTTCGCAGGCATCGTTGTAGGGTTCGTCATCTTAATGTCCTTTTTGTTGAACTCAGTTCAGTTTCAAGCCGTTTGCGTCGTTGGTGCCGTCCGCGTTCTCAGTACCGTCAGCTACGAGGCTGCACTGGAACCCGGTGCTGGTGATTTCCGTTCCCACGCACGCCACCGATGCAGCCGTAAGCGGCGCGGAACTGACGACTTGCGGCGCAATTTCCGACAGGTGCGAGCGCAGGTTCTTGGTGGCCGCCACGATGTCCTGAATGCGCGCGATGGCTGCCTGGTCGAATCCCACCTGGCCAGCCGTCATCAGCAGGCGGAACGTGAACGGTGCGCCAGCTGGCACCTGGTTGAACCACTCCTGCACCTGCACGTCCAAGCCCAGCGCCGCCAGCGCGCGCCGAACTGCGCCAATGGTGCCCTTGTGCCGATGCACGAAGACGGAATCCTTGATGGTCTGGCGCTTCTGCGCTTCGGTCCATGCCGGGTCCCAGGTATCGACAGAGAACGCCGCCGCCAGCCACGGCAGCAGCGCCGCAGGGCATATGTCTGGGTCCCACGATTCGCGCACCAGCACCGGCACGTCCGACACGCGCGCGGTCGCACCTTCCAGCGCGAGTTCCGCCGTGGTCGCGTTTATAGGTAGCAGCGCGTCAGTCACCGATGCCGCCATAGGTCAGGGTGATGCTGGTGCAGTACGCCGCTTCGTTCCAGTCGCAGACGATATCCGCCGCTGGCTGGGTCAGTGTGACGTTCTGCACGCCCGTCTGGTGCAGGGCCGCGTAGATGCCGGACAGCGTGATGTCGCGTCCCATGCGGTGGTTGTCGGCCACGAAGGCATCTATGGCGGACTGCGCGGCGGCCATCACCACGGAACTGTCCGGCCCGCTGTATGTCTTGATTGTGGCCACCACAGTGTAATTCGTGATGACGGCGGACTGCACCGTTACGCTGTCCGTCATCGGTCGCGCATCGTCGGAATTCAGCGTTGCCAGAACGGCGGCCAGAACGGCGTCCGATGCGGTGCCGTCGCCGGTGCGCGACAGCACGGCCACTTCGACTGCGCCAGGCGTCGGGCTGTCGGCCACCGCGTCCAGCACGTCAGGGTCGGCACTCAGCGCGTGGAAGATATACGCTCCCACCGGGCCGGCAGTGCTGAAGCCTTCGAAGGCCAGCTGCACGCGGCGGCGCAGGCTGGTGTCGTCTTCGTAGGTCGGCGGCACAGGCGGAATGGCGGTGGCGTCGCCGGCGTCCAGCAGCAGGCGTTCCACGTCATACCGCGCCGCGATCTGGTCCAGGTCGGCGTCAGCCGCATAGGACAGCGTGACGGCCTTGATAGCTTCGTTCGCGCGCTGGCGCACCAGCATTTCGCGGTAGGCGCAGGCTTCAATTACTTTGTATGCCGGGTCCGACTCGACCAGCGCCGTGAACGGCTGGCCAGTGGCTTCCATACGCGCCTGGTAGTCGTCCAGCATCGCCGCCTTGATCGTCTCGAAATCAAGCGTTTCAACGGCGTCTGGAAATGGCAGCGCCGACAGGTCAACAGCGGTGAATGCGCCAGCCATCAGGTTACGTTGATTCCATCAAGAGTGATCGTGCGGCCTTCGGGCAGGTATTCGCCCGTCAGGTCCAGTGCGACTTCGCCAGGCTCGGCGCTGTTGATCGCTACCTGCGTCAGCTTGAAACGCGGTTCCCACTTCTGCAGCGCGTCGGCGGTGGCGGCTCGGATGGCCGCGATGGTGCTGCGGTTCATCGGCGCGTCCACCAGTTCGAACAGTGGGCTGCCGTAGTCGCGCAACATCACCCGACTTCCCAGCGGCGTCGTCAGAATGTCGCGGACGCTCTGCCGCAAGTGGTCGATGCCCGACAGCGGTTTGCCGTCCAGCGCACTGGTTCCGTTCATGCCGCCATTGTCGGCGGCGCGGGCCGGTTCTTCCTCTTGTGGGTTTTCCGCTATGCAGCCGATCCGGTGGTGCCGCCTTGCGGGTCGCTGTGGTGGTGCGTGGCCAGGTCGATGCCGCCTGCAGTCTTCACGGTCGCACCCTGAACGGTTCCGCTCGATGTCACGTTTCCCGCTGCCGTCACGGCGCCGTCCACCTGCAGATTGTGCGTGCAATGAACGGTCGGTGTGTCCAGCGTGACGTTGCCGGACGCGGTGACGGTCGCCTGTGGCGTCGTCAGGTGCGCACTGGTCGTGGCGTTCACGGTCGCCGTGGCGCAGTTTATGGTGACGCTGCCGGTGCCGACTTCGACCACCACGGCGCCATTCGACGCGCTGGCGTCCACCTTCAACTGGTGCGCCTCGCGGTCGTACTCCACCACCGTCCCGTCCTTGAACGTAGTCCTGCGCAGCGTCTTGCGGTCGCCGTTCGCCGGGTACAGGTCGGACGGTATGCCCGCCAGCACGAAGCCCTGCGCCAGTTCGCCGCTGGGCGACAGCACCAGCACCTGTTCGCCTGGTTCCGGCGCCCACCAGGCGCGATCCTCACCAGCGCGCAGCGTCAACCACGGCAGCCACGTTGTCACAACGTCGCCCAGGTCCACGGTGACGCGCGGGCCGTCAGCGTGTGTTTCATCCAACTGGGCGATAACGCCCACGCGTATCAGGTTCGCAATGCGGCGGTCGTGGTCGTAGCTCATGGCTCCGCCGTCACTTCGACATAATCAGGTTCGTTGCCAGGCCCGATATCCGGCGTGAAGCCAAGGAACACCTGCGAAGGCGTGGTGCCATCGTCCGCCCACACGTTGTCTCCCAGGTTCACCACCTGCTGCCACTCGACGCACCAGACTTCGAACTGGTCCAGGTCGGGATTGAAGTGGTCAGGGTAGGCGCGCAGGAATTCGGCGGCGCCAGGCGTCGCCAGTTTCTTGCCGGGGTTCTCAGCGTCGGACCAGCGGCGCTGGTACAGGAACGCGGTGAACGCCGCCGATAGCTTGCGAATGGTGTGCTTGGCCTGCTTGGTCCGCACGCCGCTGATGATGAACCGCGCCGCGAACTTCATCAGCGTGGACTGCTGGCCGGTGCCAGGGTCCGGTTCGTTGAAGTTCTCCCAGTCCTCGATGTCCAGCTGGCAGGCGGGCAGGGTCATGCCGCTGCGTATCTCGCCGTAAAACTCCACCGTTTTCAGGTCAGGGAACGCAGCAGCAATATCCGCCTCAATGGCGGCCTGCAGCACGTCAAGATCGGTTCCGTTCAGCGCGTCGCCCATTGCAGTTCGTGTTCGAACACTTTCATGAATTGATTTTCGAATTCGGCATCCAGTGCGCGTTCAATGTGCGGTTCCGCGTCGCGCTGCACTTCGGCTTCCTGCTTGTCGATGGGAAGCCGCGCCGTTCCGCGACGTTTAAACACCTGCGACGCACCGGCTGGTGCCTTCGCCATGAATGCGCCTGGCACATACCTGTTGCCGCTCGCCCCGATGCCGCCTGCGCGCTTCTTCGGCTGCAGGTAAATCAGCGCCACCGGGTTCAGGCCGAACCACACGCCGATCTGCGCGCCGTTGCCGGTGACGCGCAGCCGCGCCGATTTCAGGCGCCTCCGCAGTATCTTCTGCTGCAGCTGCAGTTCCTTCGACAACCCTTTGAGTTCGCGCGTGCGAAGCCATGTGGCCATCTTGCGCAGCGTGGAGTTCAGCGCCTTCTGCGCCTGCTTTTCGGTCGCCGCCAGGTCCTTGATGACGCGATCAAGGTCCGGCGCGCGTACATCAAGGGCCAGCATCGTCGCGCGCCATTTCCAGCTTCGCCATGCCGGTGCCGTCAGGCTGCGGTTCCGTCAGCAGCGCATAGGCGTCGCCCACGGGCTGCTGCGCCTTGGCGTCCCACTGCTGCCATGTGTCGCCGCGCCGCAGGCCCGCCACGTCCGCCATCTTGCATTCGAAGCGCGGGCAGCTGCTGTCGGCTTCGTACTCGCCAGTGATCGCGTTCAGGTACTTGTCGTCAAAGATGCCGTTGACGAACCGGGCTGGGCCAACCTGTGGCGTGATCCTGGCCACCACCGCGAATTCGTCAGTGTCCAGGAAGTCGCCCAGGTTGTCCCAGTCCGGCGTCGGCATCGTCAGGCTACCTTCGCCACCATCATCACGCTGCGCGTCACCGCAGGCGTGGTGCCGGCCACCGTGTCAACGGCGCGCACGTACTTCTTGAAGCCGTCCACGTCCATCGTGATGGTCTGGAACGAACCGCCAGCGGCGTTCGTCACCTGGTTGAACACGGCGCCGGAATCGGACCAGGTGGCATTGTCGTCGCTGTGCTGGATTTTCACGTCCAGCGTGTTGTCGGCGGCCTCGGTGGCCGATGCGTTCAGGACCAGCAGGCACTTGCCGGTCAGGCCCGACACGTCCACGCCAGCGCCGTTCGCGTTCGCGGTGATGCGGGCTGCCGTGGCCAGCTTGATGGTGGTGTTGAATTCCATGATGTGCAGGGTGCTTTCAGGTCAGGTGCTGCGTGGTTGGATTACTTGCGTTTCGGCTTCGTCTGCGGTGCGGCAACGGCACCAGCGTCATCGGTCGGCTGCGGATCGCCTGCAGGCGCGTCGGTGGCGTCGGCGCCCAAGCCCAGCGCGTCTTCCACGGCTTCTTCGACTTCAGCCAGCACCGCCTTGCCGCGCCTCAGCAGCGCCTTGGCGTCGTCTTCCAGCACTTCTACGATCTGGCCGGCCTTGATGATTGCGCCGTCCAGCGTGAACGCCGAAGTGCACTTCAGGAAAAAGGATTTCAGTTCTTCGTTGATCTTGGTGCCCATAGTTGGACTCTCCGGTGAGTTCAGGAAAAAGGGCCGCCGATCATGGCGGCCCTTTCAGGGTGAATCAGCTTCAGCTGGCCGCTTACGCGACGGTATCGCTGCCGTAGCAGAACGACTCGACGTGACGCACGTTGATGTCGATGTCCTGCAGGGCAACCAGGCGCAGGCCGCCGCTGGTGGAGAGGCTGTACGGGTCCACGGTCAGTTCCAGGCCGCCCCACATCGCGATCACCAGGTCCATCCAGTTGCCGAAGAACACGTCACCGCTGGCCAGCTGGTTCGACACGTTGGTGGCGTAGCCGTTGACGGTGTTGCCAGGCTCCCAGATCGTGCCGGATGCGGCGGTGCTCGGGAACTTCAGCGCGGTCTTCATGTAACCACGGATGCCCGCGTTGAAGGCGTAGGACATGGCTTCCACGTCCGCGTCGTCCAACGCGATTTGGGTTTCCATGTTGACCAGTTCCGCGAAGGTCGGCTGGCCAGCGGTCGCGAAGTCAACGGCGTTGATGCCGGTGATGTTCTTGACGCCCTTCGGCTGGTAGGTGCTGCCGGTGCCGTAGATCGCCACGCGGTCGATTTCCAGCGCCATCACCTTCAGGATGTCGTCGCGCACGATGGCTTCGGCGTCCGGCGTCGCCTGCATCATCAGGCGGCGGGTGATGTCGGTGGTGGCGCCCACGGTCTTCGGCGTGAACGCGATCTGGTCGATGCTCGGCTGGCTGCCCGTCGGTGCGCCAGCTTCGCCCACCCAGTACGCCTGGCCAGCGCCGTTCTGGCGCGGAATGTCCACGTTACCCACCAGGCCGGCCAGCGTGCGGGCGCGCTTCATCACCCACGCCTTTTTGCGCAGCAGTTCGATGAAGGAACCCGACAGCAGTTCGGTCGCCACCAGGTTGGCACCACCGCCAGCCGAACCGCCACCGCCCTGGCCGAAGGAGCGCGCCGTCAGCACGTCAGCCGGGATGATGATGCCTTTCGGGTTCTTGCCGTAGCGTTCGGCAGCGGCGCGGCTGCACTCGAGTTCGAAACCGGCATCCTTGCGGAATGCGGCGTTCTGCGGATCGGCCATCACGCGAATGGCTTTCATCAGGCTGAACGAACGCACTTCCTTGTCGGTCATGCCCAGGTTCGCGTCGTTCAGGTCGCCCAGTGCCTGGCCGCCGCTGCGCTGCTTGGCGTAGTCGTCCAGCAGGACGCGGCGCAGGTCTTCGGCGGTCTTGCCGTTGCCGATGAACTCCATCGCCTTTTCGGTGGCGTTGTACGCCTTGCCCAGTCCCGTCAGTTCGCGGACGCGGGCGCGCTCGGCATCGGCGCCGCGTGCGGTGGCAGCTGCTGCCGCATCGCCTGCGCGCTCGATCATTTCCAGGACTTCGACAATCTTGCCGTCCTGGTCCACCTTGGCGCGCACCAGGTTGCCCTGCGCGTCGCGCGTGATTTTTTCGTTCATAGTGTTGTCGGTCCTCGTAATGGTCTGCGACGCAGCCGGTTTGTTGATGCTGGCCGAATCTTGCGCCGTTCCTGCGTGCTGTTCCTCTTGTGGGTTTTCCGCACTGCGGCCCACGCCCACGCTGTTGTCAGCCGGGACGGATACCAGGCTGATTTCGTAGGGTTCCCAGTCGATGACGCGATACACGTCCACGTCTTCGCGTTCTTCCACCAGCTTCAGGCCGTGGATCATGTAGCCCACGGACACCTTCGTGATGATGCCGTCCGCGATGTCCTGCAGCAGCTGCTCGCCAGCTTCGGATTTCGATAGGCGGATCGTGGCGCGGCCCTTGCCGTCAGCCTCGATGCGGGCGGATTCGACCACGCCGCGCTGGTCGTCCCAGTTGTGGTTCCACAGCACAGCGGCCTTGTCGGTGATGCGCCCCATGCGCACTTCGCCAGCGCCGTGGCCCAGCACTTCGATGCCCCACCAGCGCTGATATTCCGCATCGCTGCTGAAACTCAGTTCAACGGTGCGCGCCTCGATATTGACGGCGCCCACGCTGGCTTCGCGCTGCTGCGGCTTCTTCGCCAGTTCGGCCAGGCGCTGAACGGCTTTGCTCGCGCCACGGTCGGCGGCGTCGCGGGTCATCAGGTCGGTTCGAATGTTCATGCGGTTGCCTTGTCGGTGCTTGCGTTGTCGTTGGCTGGTTCCGATGGCGGCGGTGGCAATTCGCCCAGCAGGAACGCGGTGATAATGTCGTCAGGAATGCCGGCAGCCTTCATAGCCTTCAGGTCTTCCGCGAACTCAGCGAACACGGCTTCAGGATCGCGGCCCTGTTCGCGGATCACTTGGCTGATGGAAGTCAGGCCGGCGCGGATGGATTCGATGGCCGCCTGCACGTCCGCGCGCGGGTCGATCCACTGCCAGCGGCGCGGCTGCCACGAAACCTGCATGAACACGTCCAGCTTCGCAGGCGGCAGCGGTTCACCCTTCACCTTGATGTCGCCCCGCAGCAGCTTCCACTTCAGCCAGGCCGAATAGACAGGCTGGTGCAGCGTTTCGATCAGCCACTGCTGCAGTTCCTTGTAGTGCTCGCGCGCGTCCAGCGTGGCCTGCCGGATGCTGCTGAAGTTCACGCCTTCCAGGTCGTTCGCCAGGTCGTTGTAGGGCACGCCCATGCCGGACGCGGCGCCACGCAGCTGCGCCTTGTTGAACACCGCGAATTCGCCGCTGGGATAGGTCGGGTCAAACTTGACGAACTCGGCACCCATCGGCAGTTCGTGCATGGAGAGCGGTTCCGCGTCGATGCTGTCGGCCACGTTGGTGTCGTCCTCGACTTCCGGCCCGAATCCTTCCTTGTACTGGATGAAGCCCATTTTCGTGGCCGATGCGCGCGCGTTCTGCACGCTCGCGTCTTCGAAGCCCTGCAGGTGATGCAGCCGGAACAGCGACGTGCTGGCCCACGGCAGGCCGCGCCGCTGGCCCACCATTTCGTGCACGAAGCCGTGGATGATTTCTTCAGCCGGGATTCGCACGAAACCACGCCCAGCAAAGGTGTAGTAGTAGGCGTCCCATTCGTCAGTGGATGCGAAGTGGTACGCAATAGGCCGCCCGAAGCGGTTGAACTCGATTCCGTGCCGGATGAACCCGCCGCTGTCCGTCCGGTTGTAATTCTCATACCAGGTCGGAATGCGCTGGCTGTCGATCAGCTGCAGCGCGAAGCCGTGCGGGCCGGCGTCTGTTCCGTACACCATGCGCACGAAAAATTCGCCGTCACGCGCGGTCGTTTCCAGCGCCAGCGCCTGCACTGCGCGCCAGGTCAGCTGGCCGGTGACTTCGCAGTTGCCCTTCTTGCCCCAGTCTTCCCAGGCACCTTCCAGCGCGGCGTTCGTCGGCTTGTCCAGCCCGCCGCGTGGCTTCGTGGCCTTCGCCTGCATCGTGACGCCCAGCGGTCCCACGATGTTCTGGCGCACCAGCAGGATGAACTTGCGCACATAGTCGTTGTTCGACCACTGCTCACGCGAACGCGCCACCAGCCGCGTGTGGAACCGCGTAATGTAGGCGTCCGGCGCAATCGGCGTGCTGGCCCACTTGTCGTTTGCAGATGCCTCGCCTGCCTTGAACAGTCCGCCCAGCGAACGGCCCAGCCAGCTGCGCTTCTTCGGCGCTGGCGCCATGTCGGACAGCGCAGCCGGTGCGGCGGCGCGCTTCTCGGCGCGGCTGAAGAATGGAATTTTCATTATCGGAAGGTCACAGGGATCAGGCGGCCCCACTGGCTGCGGCCAGCGTTGCGGGCGCGCTCACGGCGCACGGCGGCACGGTACACGTCGCGCAGCTTCAGCAGGTCGGAAATCGGCGTGCGCCACAGTTCGCGGTTGTTGATCTTGTAGCGGTCCTGGTCCAGCGTCGCGCGCTTGCCCAGCACGGCTTCGATGGCTTCCAGCGCCTTTTCGTTGTCGCTGCGCGCGTCGTATGGCGCGCTGACGGCGGCCAGGTCCGGCAGCACTTCCATGATGCCGAACGAAACTTCCAGCACGTCAGCGTCATTCGTCGCGCGGATGCTGTAGGCGTATCGGCCTGGCGCCCAGGCAGCAGTGGTCGCGGCGTCAGCGGTGAACGTGTAAGCGGTGCCGTCAGCCGTGGCCGTCAGCGTGATGGCGGAAGGCCCGCGAATGATCGCGGTCAGCGTCCAATCGGCGGCATAGTCCACGCTGGCCTGGAAGTTCAGGCCAGCAGTGGCTTTTTCAGGGAAATGCGCGCAATTTTGGGTCAATCAGGCCGCCAATTAGAATTTTGTGGCCCAAGTGCCCCCTTTTTTGCGTGGTTTCAGGACGCGCTTGGACGTGATAACGCGCCTATTGTCGTTGGTGGCCTTCGGCGCTTCCTCTTGTGGGTTTTCCGGCGCGCGCGGTGGCGTCGGCGCGGGTCGTTGCGGCAGCGGATCGGCGCGCTGCACAGGCTGCGCTGGTGCCGCGTCCGCCTTCGGCTTCAGTGCGGCGAAGCGTTCAGCAAGTCGTCTAAACGATGGCAGATTTGCCTTCAGGGCAGCGTAGGCGTAGTTCCGGCAGTCCAGCGGTTCGTTACGCGCTCGGTCCGGCTTGTGCCACTCGCGCACCGGCTGGCCCTTCACGTAGCGCGTCACCATCTTTTCGCACGTCAGCCCCTTGAAATACGTTTCGTCGCGGTCGTTCGGGAACCAGCAGTAACCTGGCCCCGGCTGCGCGACGGCCAGGCGGCGCATCGTCACCAGCTTGGCCTGGTCCACGCCCACCAGGAACAGGTCCACCTTCCTGGAGTTTTTTCCCGACTGCTTGCGCTGCGGCTTCTCGACGATAGGGCGGCTCCATCCCGGCACGCCCTTGATGGCGAACAGTCGGCGGCCCGTCTTGCCCTTGGCAAAATCGTAGGCGGCCTGTGTCATGCCGTTGGTGCCGCCAGTGTCCAGACACGCGGCGGAAATCGGCAGGTGCACGCCATATTCGTGCGGGAATTCCTCGGCCAACAGGTCGTCCAGGTCGTTCCACACGTCGCCCTGCAGCGGATCGCCATACAGCACGCGGTAGTCCACCTGCCACGACTGTTCGCCGTCGCCCCACGCGACAACTTCGACTTCCAAGCGATCAGCCTGCATGTCGATGCCCGCCGTCAGGTACATGCCGCCAGCTGGGACCATGCCGCTGCTGTACGTGGACGCCTGGGCGCGGCCCAGCAGTGTGGTTGGGTCGGCGCGCTCGCCCCTGATTTCGTAGGACATGCCAAGACTGACGTTCACGAACGATTGCAGGTCGCCCAGCGCCAGCTTGTCGAGGTACGACTGCACAATGTCGCGCAGGCGGCGGAACGTGGACATCATTTCAGGGCCGGTGAACGATGCGTGGCCACGGAACGGCTTGGACGCCTTCCAGCCGTGGCCCTTCGCTTCAGCGGTGCGGATTGCCGCGATGCGCTCGCCGTCATCCCACAGCGTGCCGCAATGCTCGCAGCAGTACATCGCCGTTTCGGAATGGTGTTCGTGCCCCAGGTCTTCTTCCGCGTCCTCAATGTCGGTGGAGCGGCGGCCATCCCAGCGCACGTTCTTCCACTTGAACGTCTGCGGCTCATCGCAATGCGGGCACGCCACATGCCATTCGCGCTGGTCGCCTTCCTCGTAGCCAGTGTCGATTCGGGAAGCACCCTTTTCTGTCGGCGTGCTGCTTTCAGTGCGCAGCGCCTGGTCGCCAAAGGTGGCGGCGCGCTGCGCCAGCAGTTCGCCTGGATCGCCCTCAGGCGTAGCTTCGTAACCGTCGATCTCGTCCGCCTGCACCACCGGCGCGGATCGCCCGCGCAGCGTCTTCGGTGATCCTGCCCAACTGAACATCAGCCAGCCGCCGATGTACGAAATGATGCGGCTGTTGTTCACGCCGTCGCGCCCGCGCTGCTTGGCCATCACGGCGCTGATTGATGGGTTCGCTTCGATCATCGGGCGCAGTTTCGTTTCCAGGAACGTCTGCACGTCGCCCTGTGTCGGCTGCACCATGATCTGGCTGCGCGGTTCGTGCTTGATGAAGTAGCTGGTGATGCACTGCTGCACCGTGGTCTTGCCGGTCTGCGCCGCCATCTTGTACGACACGCGGCGCACGCCAGGTTCCTTCACCGCGTCGATCATGCCCCTTTGGTATGGGGCATTGTCAAAATTGATCGGGCCTGGAATCGCGTTACCAATGGGGATGCGCACGTTGGCTTCCGCCCACACGGACGGCAGCATGTCGGGCGGCGGGACAAGGTGCAGGGCGGCGCGGCGGATCGCGGCCAGCACCGCGTCTGGATTTCGGAACTGGGCGGCGTCGGTCATCGGGCGAAGGCGTTGAACGCTCGGCGCAGGACGTAGGAGCGAACCATGCTGACGGCGGTGAAGCACGCCGCAATGCCCAGGTGCTGGCTTGCGCTTGCCTGCAGGCCGAACGCGGGAAGGATGGCAGCCTGCGCGCACACGGCCACCGCGTAACCGATGGCCGTGTTTGCCGTGGCTTCGATCAGGCTGCCGCGACGGCTTTGCATGGCGTGTTGTCGTTGGCGACGTGCACACGCGCGGACGCGATGCTGTGCCATTTCTCGTCCTGCTCGATGCCGATGAAGCGGCGGCCAAGCTGCACGGCGGCTTCGCCAGTGGTGCCGCTGCCGGTGAACGGATCAACGATCAGCGCCCCTGGCTGCGTCGAATGTTCGATCAGGAACGCCATCAGGTCGCGCGGTTTCTCAGCAGGGTGGCCGTTCGGCTTGTGGGCGGACCACTTAAACCGTTGCACGTCCGCCAAGCCGCGATTCGGGATGCCGAATTCCGGCATGGCCCACAGCGCCACCAGTTCATAGGACGGTCGCAGCCCCTTCGGGCCGCCTGGCCCGATCCACTGCTTATCCCACACCAGCAGCGATTCAATCGGCCAGCCAAGATCGCAGGCGGCCTTCTGGAACGTCACAAGCGAGCGCCAATTCAGGCATGACCACAATGCGCCGGTCGGCTTCAGCACGCGGCGGCACTCGGCAATCCAAGCGGCGTACCAGAATGCCGCGTTCGTCAGGTCGCCCCACGGACTCAGCTTCCCGTTGCCATCAGATTTCGTGTTGATGCCATACGGCGGGTCTGTCACCACCAGGTCCACGCTGCCGGATTCCATAGAGCGCAGAACTTCCAGGCAGTCGCCGTTTATGATTCTGAATTTGTCGTTTGCAGCCAGCATGCCGATCCCCAGTTAAGATGAAGCGCGAGTATGAGCCGACTGTGCGGCTGGTTCCTCTTGTGGGTTTTCACTCCGCTTCGGTGTCGTCCTCATCCGGCAGCGTCAGGTCGGCTTCAGCGGCGGCCTGCAGTGCCAGCGTGAGTTCGGCGCGCAGCTTGGCCTTGAACTCAGTTTCATCGCCGCAGCCCAGCAACTGCAGCACTACGCGCTGCGGCACGTTCATCACGTTGGCGCGGATTTCCGCGAACGCCTTGGCCTGGGCGCGTTCGAAGTCGCGGATGGTCGCCACTTCGCCGCGCTTCTTCGCCAGGTCCAGTTCTGCCTGCAGCATCTTGGCGGTGGCGGTGCGCTTCTCGATTTCTTCCAGGTCGGTCGGCGTGTCGCCAGCGGCCTGTGCAGCGCGACGGTCGCCCCACCACTTGATGCAGTCCGCCAAGTCGAACGCCCATTCAACGCCACGGCTGCCGCGCTGCACGACAGGCATTCCTTCCTTCACCCAGCGGTCAACGGTAGGAAGGGATACACCTATGTGTTCCGCTATCCCGCTTCGGTTCAGTCGCACACCCACTTACAAGGCCCCAATCCAAGCGCCAGGCGCGATCAGCACCATGCGGTTCATTTTTGCCGCGTTAATGGCAGCAGGGACCACCTGTAGATTCATCGCCCAGTGCAGCCCGCAGGCTTCTCTAGCCTGCAGCGGAATCATGTGGTCAACCTGCCATGCGGAGCCAGTGGCGGCAGCGCGCAGGCGGCACAGTTCGGCTGCTTCAAGCATTACGAAGTCGTCTAGTTCACCGTACCAAGACGGCGTTGCGTTAAGCTTTCGGGCGCGGCGCTTGGCGCTTTCCATGACCTTCGGAGCCGGATTACTAAGGTGCCGGGCGCGTTTCGCCGCGTTCCTGCGATCCCTGTTTTTCACCACCCAGTCGCGGGCCATCTTCAGCCGCTTTTCACGGTTTCGTTGGTACTGCTGTGCCTTCGCCGCTTTATATCTTTTCGTCCGATATGAACTGCATTCAGCGCAGGTGCACTTCCTGTCCGAAATTCGACGCGGTGCCGTGTTCCCAAAGGGGCACGGAGAGCCTAGGAAGTATTTTGCGCGGTCGAAACTTGCGCCCTTATAGAGTTCCGTAATCATAACGTCCGGTTTTAGAAGCCACCCAGATATGGAATGGCGAGGGCGCTTTGCTCC